CACCTGTACCATTGTTACCACCAGCACCAGGAGTACCACCAGGTGTTCCACCAGGAGTGCCTCCAGGAGTGCCTCCAGGAGTGCCACCAGGCGTTCCGCCAGGGGTTCCACCAGGTGTTCCACCAGGAAGACCACCAAGTGCTGACTTATACTTATTAAGTGCTGCTAAGGCTGCATTCCAGGCATCTTCTAATGCCTTAATTGAAGCGGGATCAAGAATAGTTCCTTGATACTTAACAGGAGCACCAATACCAAGAATATAAGCAGTTACTTCTTCATTGGTCAATCCCCATTTATCTTTAAGTCTTTCAACTTCTGCATCATTTAATTCTCTATCTTGGACTGCTATGATGAAGTCAGCATATTGCTGTGCTTCCTTAATGGTCATATTCCATTTATCAGCAAGATTTCTTATTTCAGCATCAGAAACTTTGCCATCACTTACTACTTTTAGGAAGTCAAGATATTTAGCAGCCTGGTCTTTTGAAATACCCCACATTGCTGCAAGGTTAGTAACTTCACTATCATTAATCTTATTATCAGAAACTGCTATAATTTGATCTACATATAGTGCTGCTGCATCAGCAGTTGTGCCCCAAAGTTTTGCGAGTGCTGCAATTTCTACTTGGTCTACTTTTTGGTCATCAGAATATGCATCAAGAATGTCTCTAATGCGTTCTCTTAATTTAATTTCTTCTTCAAGAGCAGCCTTATTCAATTCTTTGAGAATTTGAGTTTGCTTCATTATCTCTGCTTCAGCATTTTTCTTGCTTCGGATGAGATTTAACTCTATTGCTCTGGCATCAATTCTTGCTTGTGTTTCAGGATCAGTTAATTTAACGCCAAACTTCTTAGCAATTCTATCTTTAATAGCCTGAGTCGCTGCTCGCTCTTTATCTAATTTTGCTTGTTGAGCCTTAAGTTGATTAAGTCTTTTTTCTGCTTCAATTTCTTCTTTAGTCTTTTTAACTACTGCTGCTTGTGTTTCTTTATATTTATTAAGAGCATCATCCATAGATTCTGTTGCAATAGCAGCCTGATACATACTAACTTCTGCTGCTCTTGCTGTTTCAGATATCTTTATTTTATCGCTACCGAATATTTTATCAACAATTGTAGCAACTACTCCAAGGGCTAATATAAGAAGTCCAATTTGCTTTGCAAACTTTTTTACAAATGCAAACATTGTCAGAAGTGTTGCCTTAACTCTTAAAAGAGCAACATTTAAAGCGGTGGCTGCGCCAGCACCTTTAGTCATTGCCGAATTAAGCAATAATTGACTTGATATTGAAGCATAAGTTTCTGCTATGTAAACTCTTATTGTTGCAACAAGCACTGCAACTTTTTGTGCAACAAGAGTGCTTCCAAGTGCATTTGCTCCTTGTGCTGCTGCGTTTGCTCTTGCTGCTGCCGCATTCTCTATAAGTGCTGCAGTTCCTGCTTTTGTAACTACAGCAAGCAAAGAAATTGTTGCATTATATAATGCTCCCAATCTACTTGCAAAAGCAAGGGCAACACCAAGTTGAATCCATCCTGCAATTCCAAATGGAAGTATGTCATTTATTCCTTTAACAACATTATAAATATTTGTAAAGGCTTGTACTACTTCTTTGATATTTCCAACAGCATTTTCAAGAGCAGATTTAATTCTTGTTTCATTCATTCCCAAGAATAATTCAATTTGAGGAATAACATTGCTCTTCATGTATTCTGCTAATTGAATAAATGCAGGAAGTAGTGCTGCTCCTAATTTTTCTTTTAATTCATCAAATGCAATTGATAGGGCTGTTATTGGGTCCTTTTTTGCTAATTCTTTTGCTGAACCCTTATATGTTGCAGATAAATATGTTAAGGCTTTACCTAAATCTTTATTTTTAACAATGTTCTCATCTAATGTAGGAACTAATTTCTTTAATGATGTAAAATTACCTTGAGTTGCTTTTGTTATTGCATCTGTTACTGCTGAAAGGTCTTTTCCTGTACCTGCCGCCACATCCAAGGCAACACCCTGTACGAGCATTGCATCGCTTGTATTTCCAAGGGCTATGGCTAATTTACTAAAACTTGCTCTTAATTCTGTATCCTGAACATTTGTAAGCATCTGCTGCTTTTCAATGTAGTCCTCAACTGCAGCAATACTATCATTTGTAGCACCAAGAGAATTCTTTAATGTGTTCGCAAGTAATGCCTGTGACTTGGCATCCTCTACGGCTGCCTTTACTGAGTCTTTACCAATTTTAACTGCCAATGCTCCAAAAGCACCAGCAGCAAGACCTGCCGCTTTAAATGCTCTTTTGCCCATCTGATCAAACTTTTTACTAAGTTTGGCAAGATCTTTTTGGGCTTGCTTAGAACCTTTATCGGAATATTGAGAGAGGATCGTGGCCTTAACTGCACCTGTAGCCATGTTTAGTCACGCTCCTTTTGTAAATTTCTTTGTAGTTTTGCCTTCATATCATCTAATGCCCTTAAGACATTTCTTTCAAATCTATCTCTGTTTTTATCTACAGATTTCCAAACTATACGAGAAGCATTTCCAAACTTACCTTCTATATTTCTAATAAAGGTACCAGTTCCTCTTGATGTTCTTCCCGCTAATTCATATATTGCACCAGCAGCAGACTTATTTTTTAATGAACCAACAGATGTGGTGTAGTCTTTTCTAACTCTGCCCTCAGCCTTACTGCTTGTGATTCCAGCCCTAATAATACTTTGATCCCATTGAGGCCATCCAGCACCTCCACGAGTTCTCGGATTGCGAGCAGGTTGAGTATTCCACCCACTAAGTGGTGGTTCAGTTTTAACAAAGCCTAATGCATCTGCTTTGGCATTTTTGAGTTCAGAGTTTATAACTTTATCAAATGCCCTAACTGCATCTTTGTCAAACTTTTGTAGTGCTTGGCGTGTTTCTTTAAGGCCAGTTACCACTACACGATTTTCAATACTCACTTCCTGCTCGCATTCTTGGATTTCTCCTTGAGATAAATAACTATTGCTTCAAGTATACCGTCAGGTGCTTCAAGCAGATCAACTGGAGATAATCCAGTCTCCACAGAGATCATTGCTACCGTATAGGTTAGGCTATCTCTGTGGATTCTGAATTTGGGTCTGAGGCCAACTCCACTGCTTCAAGTTCAGCAAGGAAAGAATCGCCCCATGGCTTTACAACCTTTCCACTGTCCCTCATGGCTGCCCATGCAAGGAAGTAGACATGCTCCAACTTTTGGTCTTCGCTAAGAAGTTTTGCAAAGCCTTTATTGAATTTTTGTTCAAAAGCAACAATTGACTTTGGACGCAAAGGATATAGTCCTTCGTTTCCATCTGTTGTTTTGACTTTGATACTTAATCCATCCATTATATTTTACCCCTTCAAGGTTATGTGTATGATTTGTTTATGACACCGTTAACAGGCCAAGTAACCTGGATCGTGGATAATTCTCCAACGCTTCCGCTTAGAGGTTGCCATTCTGCAAATACTACTTCAAAATAGTACTGAGGATTGGTTGCACTCGTTGCTTGATTTTTTGGTCTTACTAACATTCTGCCAATTGTTCCTATTAGACTGCTGTTTCCAGGCTGGTTCATTACATATTCCAGGTCTGTTACTCCAGATCCAAAGTCTTGTTGTAATTCAAGTGTTACTTGATTATCTGCAAGACCAGGAACTCTTTTCTTGGCTGTGTCATTTACTTGTGTAGTCTCAAAAATGTCATAGGTAGTAGAAAGCGTTACATTTGATACCCATTCACTAATATCATATGCTGGAGTATCATTGGCACCACCTATATCTAAGCAGTTATTCAATGTATAACATGGTCCTACAAGAACCTGAACATCCGTTAAGACTAATTTAGCCATGAGTTATCAGGAAGTCGCCTTAACGATTTGACCTGAAACTGGCCATGTAACAGATACAGTAGCGAGTTCGCCAACTGCTCCATTTAGTGGTGTCCATTCAGAAATTAGAACTTGTCCAGCCTTTGTTGCTCCAGAACCAGAGTTATCTGCCTTATATGCAGGGTTGGTTGCTGATACTGCAGCAGAGGTTGGCTTAACTTGAATGTTAGCCAATTGTCCAATTCCAATTCCATCAATAATTGACTCAAGTGCACCAGAAGCAAAGTCATTATGGAATTCAAGAGTAATGGAGTGATCCTTTAGTCCTGAAGTTCTTGTTCTTGCTCCTACTGGGCCGAATGCAGTTGTTTCAACTACATCTTCTGGCGTATTAATTGTTACGCTTGAGATATATTCACTGATGTTATTAACTGGCGGAGTTGTTGCAGCGTCATCAATCAACACTTCAACATCTGTAAGTACTATACGAGCCATTGTTATTTATCTCCTTCATTGTTATATTTGTTAAAAACAAACACTTCAGGTTCTACCTTCGGTGCCTGCTGTTCTTGCTTTACTGCTTCTTGCTTTACTTCTTGTACTTTTGGTACATTTACTGATTTTGTTAATCTACCTGACTGAAGATGTTTTTGAATATTAGCACCTACAGCAAGTAATTCTTTTTCTGTAATCTTCTCACCTGGCTTCTTGCCATAAAGTGATTTTGAAGTTACTACATATTCCATTATTACTCCTTAGCCCCAAATTGTGAGGTTATAACGATAAGATAAGAAAGTCTGATCTCCAGTCTGGTAAGTACCACTTTCGGCACTTATTACTCTGAGGGTATTTACAAGTCCACCTAATGTTCTATCAGATTCTATAGCAGTCTTAATAGACTTATTACCAGTACCACCTAATAGTTGATCAAGTTTATCTTGACCTGCCCTCTCAGAAATTCTCTGAACAATCACATAAACATCAACAGATGCCTGGTCTAAACCTCTTGCATTGTCAACATCAAATGTGAAATCTAATTGACCAACTACAGCACATGGTGGAACTACCACATCAGGTATTGTATCATAAATCCTTATACCTGAAATACTTTCTATGTTCTTTCCAATAGCATCTCTGACTTTACTTATCTGTATCATTAGTAGGCAAGTCCTTTATTTCTACGGAATGTCTTTAAAAGCATTTCTACATCTGGGTCAAGTCTTGAATTTAATCTAACTGTACCCAATTCTACTGATCCAGCAATTCCAAAAGGTGATTGCTTTCTTACAAATAATCTTGATGCCTGAATCTTGCAGGCTAATTCTACTTCATATGGCACTTCTGGAAATCCAAATACTCCTTGAACTCTTACAGTTTGTGGAAAGAAATATGGAAATACATATGAGCCTATTGCTAATATTCTTGTCCAAGGCCACCCTTTATTTGGGTTATTTACTGGTTCATACATAACATCTAAAGGTGCTGTTGTTGTATTCCAGACCTGGCTATATGACTGATCAAAATCTGGGTCACATGCTAATTGTGTTATTTGAACAATATCATCTGTTTCTACATACCAAGGGCTGTAAGCAGTATAGTATCTTGTTGCAGGACTTCCTACTGTACCCTCACGATAAAAAAATCTTTGGCAATATTCATCAATCTGACGGCTTGCAGTCAAAATAGCAGCCTGAATAGCAGTATCGTCTAAAGTATCTTCAATCTGCAAGGCATTTTTAACATCTGCCAAGGTCGTATAGACTGTTGTTGATTGACTCATTTGCTCCTTCTCTCCAATTTAGGTAACATAGCCTTTTCCACTTTAGGTAGAGCAGTTGCTGTTTCCTTCTTAATTCTAAATATCTTTTTAAGTTTTTTCATATTCCCTCGTTTAAAAGGAACAGGCTAATAAGTCGGGGTAGCCTATTAGCCTGTCCTTCCTTAGATTACTCTAAGTATTGCACAGGATCAACCCTATGCAAATCTAACTTAGAATGTTGGTGCTACTAAGCCAGTACCTGTGATAACAGATGATGCTGCAGGATAACGACCAGCAGAGAATGCTGAGTATCCGTAAACAACTGACTTAACTGTGAGTGAGCCTGCACCAGTTGCATCAAATGACAATGCGAATGGTGAGCCTGCTTGCTCCCAGAGATGTAGTTCAGGTGCTGTGACGCAATAGATTTCGTCTTGATCAGTTCCTGCACCAGCATCAGTAACAACATTTGCATCTACGATGATAGGTAGACCCATCATTGTGTAGCCAGAGTTACCATAAGATGCGGCACCTGCACCAGTCGCAACTGCGTTCATTGGGCCGTTTAGGGCTGGAAGAACGAGTGGACGATCAGAACCATCAACTGCTGATAGCAAGAATGCCAAGCGGCGTGGGTGCATGATCCAGTGTGTTGGGTTCATGAATACGCCAGTTTGGATTGACTGATAAGCATCTGCCAACTTTGGATATAGGTTAGCAACAGATGGTGATGCCTCTGTATAAGTTATAGAGTTGATACCAGAAGTATTGCGTAGACCAAGAATCTGTCCTGATGCACCAGAACCATTTAGGATTTGGTTATCAAGAGTTGTGTGCCAAGCACGAATGAGATCCTGTACGACGAATGCATCTACGCCAGTTCCTCTTTCAATTACCTGCTTGGATAGATCTTGCTGACCTGCGATTGTACGCACATCAATAGTCAAGAGTGTATCATCTGCGTTTGTCTCAGATACTGCAGAGTTTTCAGAAGCCTGAACTGCTGCAGATGTACCTGTAGTCATACGAGAGATATTTAGTGTCATACCTGCTGCTGGAAGAGCATGTTTGTTGGTTGCAAAATCAGCAGTTGGACGACCTGCACGAGCATATGGTGCTGCGAGATCTACGAGGTACTGAGGAATGACAAGACCTGCAAAGTTTGCAGTTCCTACATCACGACGCTCAATTGACTCTTCACGAGTGTGACGAGCAAGACGCTCTGATGCACCAAAGTCATTACGATACTGTGCATTGAATGCGTCAGCAATGAATGAGTTACCAGATTCTGGTGTATAGGTGCGTGGTTCGCTTACAATCTTTGTTGAAGCGGTTGTCTTTGGCATAGCAACATCTGCTACTGCTGCACGAACTTCTGCAACCTTAGCATCAGCATCTGCTTGTGCCTTGAACTTTTCAATCTTTGAATCAAGTGAGCGTGATTCTTCAACAAGGGCATCAACCTTTGCTGACTCATCATTTGTAAGGTCAGTGCGATTCTCTGCAGCAACTGCTTCAAGAATTGCATCCATTTCTACCTTAACTGCATCACGGCGATCCATCAACTTGTCTAAATAAGACATTTGTATGTTCTCCTTTTGTGAGTTTAAGTTATTTGAGGTGGTGGCAATGGATCTTCACGACGCTTAAAAGGGTGTGAATCCTGCTCCGACTTCGCCTATCATTTCTGATAGGAATTATATATTGTTTCTCTTTGCTTGTGCCAATCTTAGAGACATTCCTCTAATTGGTACATTTAATTGAGTAGATGGAATTTCTCCAACAACCTTGGAACCTTCTCCAGGTGTATCTACAATTAATTGAGTAATTGCAGATTCTTCTAATTCATCATCTTCTACATCTGTATATGGAGAATTCTCTTCTTCTATTTCTCCATTATTTCCAAGCAATGCAGACATAACTTCTACAGCCTTCATTACATATTCATGACCTTCTGTTAGATCTCCAAATATGCTTTCAAGTACTAATAGAGAGTCTCCTGATATTTCTCTTCCTTCTTTTATTTGAGCAATAGCCTTCTTTAACTGTTCCCTCGCCTCTACGGAGGTTGCAGGATAAGCAGGATAGGTCACAATAGACACATCTCCATCAGCCAAAGATACTTCTGTGAGAGTTCTCTCAGTGCGGTCCTCATTCCATTTCTGACGGATGACACGAAATGCGAACGACATTTGATCAACATCTCCACGAGCAACCAGAGTATGCAAATCTCTTGCTTCTTGGGTATCTGCTAATTCTGCTTCAAAATAAAGACCTCTTTCGTCTTCATATAATTTCATAGTACCATTCTTTGTTCTTGCTAATGGCAAGCCTTCATGGTTAATTAACAAGCGAACATCTGGTGTCTCACTTAGAGTCTTTCTAAATGCACCAGGGCTTATTCTCTCAATGAAGGGTAGTGGCAAGGATGCTTCATTAAATACCGCAGCATATCCAGCCATTCGCAGTTTACCGTCTTCTGCTTGTCTCGCCTCTATGCCCTTGACGGTAAAGGTACGGCGTTCCGTCTTTTTCATTTTGCTCCTTGTCTTACTTTCTTCATTATTTAAGGAATCTATCTGGCGTTGTGCCCAGTTTTGAGCAGCATCGTCAAAGTTTGAATTTCCGCCCCATAGTAACCAAGCAACTAATCCTGGACCTGGATATTGTGAATCTGAAGGATCACTATTCTTAGGTGCTTGACCATCTGCTTTATGTCTGGCGAACCATGGTGCCATCTTTCTGACTTTGTTCTCAGAAATACGACCTGCTGCCATTTCTCTTGCTTCTCTCTTGGTAGCGTCAGTTAAACCGTCACCACCAAAACCTTCTGCCAAATAATCCAATCCCTTTTGTGCATTTCTTCTAATAAATTGTGGGACTGTTCCTACTTCTCTTACTTCTCCAAGTGGTTCCATATCTTCAGATATAGATATTGCTACCATCTGATCAATAGCATCTTGTTTATTATCATGGCATTTAAGGGTAGTATATGAGCCATCAGACTCTTCTTTAACTACCGCCCAATTTTCACAATCGCTCTGCTCAGAAGATATTCCGTAAGGCATTAGTCTTTTACCTCATCACTGTAAACAGCATCAGGATTTTCTGGATTAATTAATGCTACCTGCTGTAATTGAGCAGAAGCAAGACCAGTATGACCAATCTCTTCCATGCCTACAGCCTTAGCAACATCATCTGGGTTATATCCAGCCTGTACAAGGATAGATGCAATTTCTGCCTTGAGTTTGTCACCAACAAGTGGTGCTTGGGCTGCATCAATATTCTGTAGAGGAAGTCTATATTGATCTCCAGCCTCTCCAAGTGGAGATAAATCTTCGTATGAACGAACATCATTTAGGCTTAGGAAACCTTCTCTTAGACCCTTTGTATAGGCATCAAATCTTTCAATTGTGGTACCACGAAGAAGGGCATCTAAATTAAATCTAATAAATCCATCTGCTTCAGGAAGCAATGGAGATAGTGCTTGTTCCAAACGCTCTAATAGTGGGCGTAGAGAATGCTGTACGAAGGAAAGGTTCTGTGCTTCAACAGAGGCATATGACATTGTTCCTGACTCTGGATATCCAAGAAGGCTTAGAGGAACTCTAAAAATTCTTGCAATATCAGTCACATTGAATTTTCTGCTTTCAATTAATTGTGCGTCTGCAGCGTTTAGTGATAGAGGCTTAAATGCTGCTCCACCTGAAAGAACTGCTGTTGATCCAGACATATATGGACCACCATGATTCTGATTCCATTGACGCTTAATATCAGCAGCCTGCTCATCTGTTAATTCTCCTGCTACTTCAATAACACCTGCAGGATTTGCGGCATTGCCAAAATATGCAGAAGCATAAGTATCAGAAGCCATAGAAATACCAACTGACATACGGCAAGCACCAATTGGAGATAATCCATAATGGCTTCCAGGAAGTTTCATCATTGGAATATGTACAATTTCATCTTTGGTCAAAATACGAGTAAAGTTATTTAATTCATCTCTTAGTTTATATACAAGAGGTTCTCCTGGAAATGGTCTTTCTATCTTAACATCATTAGGGTTAAGGCAATATAGTTCTACTACCTCGCCAGAATTGTCTCTAACTGTTAAGATGTATGCATTTCCATGTAGGTGTAGGGATGTGATTATTTGTTCAATAAACTCTAATCTTGTTGATTCTGGATTAGGCTTATTGATCCATTCAGGTTGACTTCCATATACCGCCGAATAAGAGATACGATTACGACCTCTGCGTACATATGCTCCCATGGGCAAAGATGAGACGGTATCGCCAAGTAATCTTACACATGAATAAACAGTAGAAATTCGTAGTGCAGAGTCTGCATCTACATAAACACCAGCATTTGCCACACCATAGAGTGGTCTTGGTGGAATTAGAGGCTCAATGTACTGGTTATTGCCCTGTCGTTGTTCACCAGATGCCTTTAATCTTTTAGATAGACTCATTGCTTACCTCTTCTTTATTATTATCAGGACTTGGTATATTAAAAAATAAACAAGCCTCTTCTATACTATTGAACCAATACCATCCATCTACAGGATATGTATATTCATCTTTTGATTCCGCCCTTAATTCATATTCTAAACTAAGAACAAAGTTTGGACCATAAGATAGTGTATCACTTTCATATTTATAAAATCCTGCTGTCATCCTGTCACCGTCCATCCCTTATTTGTTGCAATTGTTGGATTATCTGTTGCTACACCTGGATTACCTGTTACTGTAATTGTTCTATCGGATGTTATTGATGCAATACCGCCTGAAACATAGGCTCCAGTAGCAGCATTTGTAATTGTAAATGTTCCTGCACCATTATTTACAGAAGCGACTGTGCCAGAAATATTATAGGCTACTGGATCAACACCTGTAATTGTTACAGAACGACCAGCAACAAAAGGTCTAATATTTGCAGTTCCCACAGTAACTGTAACAGTTGTTCCATTTCCACTAACATTTGTTATGGCAGGATTTAATGTGGCAAGAGATGTATACATTTCATCAAGTTGTGTAGCACCCATTAAACAGTTTTGAAAACTTTGAGTGAATTTCATATTTGGAACTTTGACAGCACCAAGAGAAGCATTTGCAGAAGATGCTGAAGCGGCTCCAAAGTTTAAATTAGCATTACCAGCAGAAGTTAATCCAATTAAATTTATTTCTCCAACTTCTCTTAATGAACTGCAACCAGAGAAGGCTTGACTGGCAACAGTACATAAAGGTAAGTCCATTGATGGAACCTTTTGCAAAGAAATACAATTTTGAAACATATTTGCTATTGATGTTACTTGAGAGTAACTAAAAGATGGAACAGTTTCTAATGAAGTGCAACCAGTAAACATGCTTGATGCTGTTGCACCGCTTGCATTAAAATTAAATAATCCAACTGATTTTAATGAAGAGCAATTATTAAACATGCTACCTGTATTGCTTAAAAATGATCCTGTATTTGTATCAGGAAATGACTCTAAAGATACGCATCCAGAAAACATAGATCCCATAGTTTGTGCGGCAGAATAATTCCATTTTGGAGTATTTACAAGTGATGTACATCCATTAAATGTGCCGCTAAAATTAGTTACTGAAGATGTATCAAATATAGGAACAGATTGTAATGATGTGCAGTTAGAAAATGTATTTTGCATTGTTGTTATATTACTGATACCGTCTTTTATATTATATAAAGGAACATATTGTAATGAACTACAACCAGAAAACATGTTGTTCATAGAATTTCTAAGTGGTGGAAGAGCAGGTGCAATCCTTAAAGATCTACATTCAAGGAACATGTTTGGTGCTTGTATTCCTGCAACACTTGTTTTAAAATTAACATTTTGTAATGCAGTCATTCCTTGAAAAATGGAAGTAACATTTTGTAAATTTGATGAAACTATATTAATATTTTCAAGCATTCTTGCAGGAAGACGATTTGTTGTTGTTCCTCCAGTAGACCAGTTAAAATCTATAGTAGTAGCATTTGGAGCAGAAATTGCAAGATTTAACCATGGGCTTGTGGTTGTTGCATTTGCAGTAAATCCAGTATGATTACGACTCAGTTGCATTGTTGCAAATGTTCTTCCTGATATTTTAGGTGTAATTGTTACAATTGCTTGACGATATCCTAAAGATGTTAAGGTTCCAGAAGATATGCTTGACCAACTATAATTTTTTTCTGCTAAAGTATTGCTATTGTGATCACTTGTTGTGCCGTCGCCCCAATCAACCGTATATTGACTTGCATCAGTAGTAGTTATTAAAAATGCAAGATAGTTGGAATCTTGGTTCCATACAGCAACCGTTCCAATTACCTTTTGTTCAGTAGAAGAAGGTGGTGTAAAAGTAATCCAATCAGAAGGAATAGTCCATGCAGTTGGGCCAGCACTTGTAGATACTGGCTTTCCTTTATCAAGTCCTAATGGAGCATTACTGGCACGAAGTACACTCATTACGCAATTTCACTTCCAAATGCTTGGAATGCAAAAGATGTATTAGAAGCACGAACAGTAATAACATCTGTAGCATCCAATGTAACACCAATAGTAAATGTTATAGTGTCATTTGCATTTAATGATGTTTCATAAGCAATGTAGTGCTGATTAGCAATTGCTGCTCCATCTGGACTAATTGCAATTCTAAATGTTCCAGATGTACCTAAATTAGCAACGGTGATTGTTGACACTACCGTTTGAGTTGCTGCTGGAACTGTATATAGAGTTGTATCTGTTGTTGCTGCTGGATTTGATTGGCCCAGTACCTTATATGTTGTAGCCATTTATGCTCCTATCAATAGTAATCCTGAAAATTCTGAGCCACCTGATCCTGCTGGACCTGTCGCTCCAGTAGCACCTACTGGTCCTGTTGCTCCAGTGGCACCTGCTGGTCCTGTTGGACCTGTTGGACCAGTAGCACCTACAGGGCTGGTTGAATCCAAAGATCCATCGCCCTTTACATATTGTGCTGAGGTTCCACCAGCAGTAATAAGGCTATTGGCAGTTAATGTTCCACCAATTGTTACTGTATTTGCTGTAAAATCTCCACCAATTAAAGGTGTGGCAGAGTTACTATTTTCAATATATAGTTTACCGCTACCAGTTTCATTTGCTCCTGCTTGATATCCAATAAATACATTGTCTGAATAATTGGTTCCGTTTTGACCTGCTTCAGTACCAAGAATTGTATTTCTTGAACCAAGGCGAGTGAATTGCATTGCTCGTCTTCCAACAACAGTGTTATTGCTTGAATTGGTATTAATTGTTGCTACAGGAACGCTAAATCCTGATCCTGTTCCACCTAATGCAGTTGGACTTAATAGTGATAGTATTGCACCGCTTCTAACAGCACCGTCCCAACCAGTAAGTGTTACAGATGTAACAATACCGCCAGAAACAACAATTGTTGCTACCAGTGGAGTTAAATATGCATGATTAGGAATTAAGTTAACATTTGTATAAGTACCATCAACATAACCTGAACCAGGAACTATTGTTCCAAGCGTAGCAACCGTATCTGTAAGATTTGTTAATGCCTGCTGTCCAATTGCAGTATTAAATGATCCAGTGATATTTTGAATCATTGTACCGCCACCAACAGTGGTATTTTGGCCACCAGTAAATGTTAAGTTTGATGACAAGTTTCCGATAGCAGTATTAGCAATACCAGTAGTCATATTTACAAGTGCTTGAGCACCTTGTGCTTGGTTATTATTACCAGTTGTTAAAGACTGTAGTGTATTAGCACCTAAAGCAATATTGCCAGAACCAGTAGTGCATGAAGTAAGTGCATATAGACCTATAGCAAGGTTATTGGTACCAGTATTATTTCTAAGTGCTTGGAAGCCAATAGCAATTGTTCCAGATTGTGTATTTGATTCATTTGCTTGTGTTCCAATTGATATTGTTGCACCAGGATTTCCCAATCTTTGAGCATAAGCACCAATAGCAATATTATCTGATGAAGTTGTAATATTATCAAGAGCATCAAAGCCAAGTGCCATATTTAATTGGCCAGTTGTTAATGAATCTAATGCACCAACACCATTAAATTTAATGTTATTAGTATTTACAATTACTGTTGCATCTTGTCCTGTAGGTCCCGTCGCACCTGTAGGTCCAGTTGACCCAGTAGGTCCTGTAGATCCTGTAGGCCCAGTGTCTCCAGTAACTCCTGTAGGACCAGTGTCTCCAGTAACTCCTTGAGGCCCAGTTGAGCCAGTAGCACCAACAGGTCCTGTTGAGCCAGTAGGTCCAACATCTCCAGTAACGCCTTGAGGTCCTGTAGCACCAGTAGCACCAGCAGATCCTGTAGCACCAGTTGGCCCAATATCTCCTGTAACACCAGTAGCACCAGTAGCACCAGTAGCACCTATTGGGCCTGTTGCTCCGATTGGACCAGTTGGCCCAGTATCACCAGTAACACCTTGAGGACCAGTAGCACCAGTCGCTCCTGTAGGTCCTGATGGTCCTACTGGTGCTTCAAGAGTTGTAACCACATATGAATAATGTGTAACACCTTCTGTAGTAAAACTATAGTTATGAGCAGTTGCATCACCATTAACACCATAAATTTCAACAATCATTCTTTGTCCAACAGATACTGCTGTTGTTGGTAATGTAGTATCTGTTTCTGTTAAAAATGGATCTGTAGGACCATTCCAGCCAGTCAATACTGTATCTGTATCACCAATGGTTGAAAGAATTGTGCCTGAATTATCTGCTAATTTCAAACGAGCAAACACTGATAAATTATCATTTGAAGCAGGCTTCTTCATATATAACAAGAATCTTTGTGTTCCACCTGGAATTAATGTAAAATTAAATGGTTCTGAAATATAAGATGCAATCAAAGATGTTGTATTACCAGGAACATTTACAGTAACTGTAGATTCTGTTGCTGCTGTTGGATCTTCACCTAATTGTTTATATCCTGGCAATTCTGTAACTGATGCATTGAAATAATAATAACGACCAGCAACAATTCCTTGAGGTCCCGTCGCTCCTGTCGCTCCTGTAGGACCAGTTGCACCTGTTGCTCCAATTGGTCCAGTTGAGCCTGTAGCACCAGTTGGGCCAGCATCACCAGTAACACCAGTAGGTCCAGTAGAGCCTGTTGCTCCAACAGGACCAGTAGAACCTGTAGGTCCTGTATCTCCTGTAACTCCTTGAGGACCAGTTGGGCCAGTATGTCCTTCAGGACCAGTAGCACCAGTAGGACCAACATCACCTGTAACTCCTTGAGGGCCTGTAGCACCAGTATGTCCTTCAGGACCAGTTGCTCCTGTTACACCAGTAGGACCAGTATCTCCAGTTATTCCTTGTGGACCAGTAGAACCTGTAGGGCCAGTAGAACCTGTAGGACCAACGGCACCTGAAGCACCTGAAGCACCAGTAACACCAGTAGGTCCTGTGTCTCCAGTTACTCCTTGTGGTCCAGTTACTCCTGTTGCTCCTTGAGGTCCAGTTAATCCTTGAGGTCCTGTAGCACCAGTTGCGCCAGGTTTAGCACTGGTCATAATATTCCAGTTATTTACTATTCCAACGGTACCAACAATAAGTTCAGGTGTAAAGATAATACCTTGATTACCATTAATTGCGCCATTGATCTGACCAAACATTTCATAAAATGCAGGATCTCCACCTTGTGGTTGTAGATAAACATACTGCCCTGGTCTAAATGTCCATTGATCTCCAACATTAGGACCAATACCAATATTTGGAATATTGATAGGTACTCCTACAGTTGCAGAAGAAATTGTCTGTGAAAATGAAGAATTGATTACTGCTCCTTGACCAGCAGGGCCAGTAACGCCAGTAGCACCAGTGAATCCTTGAGGACCTGTTGCTCCTGTTACTCCTGTTGCTCCTGTAGGGCCAGTTGGTCCAGTTGCACCAGTAGTTCCTGCACCAGTAGGACCTGTTGCGCCAGTAGGACCTGTAGAACCTGTTGGTCCAGTAGGGCCAGTGGCTCCAGTTGGTCCAGCACCACCTTGAGGGCCAGGTGCAGTAACAGTAACAATGTTATTTACTTCATCAACTGTAACTACATTGTTTATCTCTGTAACATTAATATTAGGCATTTAGCGTCACCTGCGGCCTTACAGTCATGCTTCCTTGAATTAATCTTGTAACAACTCCGCCACTTGTAATTTCTAAATCATAAACATAAATTCCGCCTTCAATAGCAGCAGTCTGATTTGTTGTAGCAGTAAGATCAAGTGTTCCTGTTAATGGAGTAATAACAATTCCTTGTCCTCCAGTTGCTAAAGTCAAAACGGCAGTTGGAGAATCATACTTACGACGAATTTGCATACGAGCAGTGTATCCAGTTAGGTCAATTGGATTACCATTGCTGTCATCATAAACAACAGTAAGAGTCCATTGTGCTCCCTGATCCATGGTTGCATTATAAATGCCTGCGATTGCCATGTTACTCCTTCTCGTTAATATAAACTAAAAAACTACCTAATGCTATAAAAGCAATGGGCATTGAAATTAAATAAAGTCCATAAGTTGCAAGACCTACACCCGCTATTTCTGTCAATAGTGACCAGTCTATTCTGAGTTTCTTCATTGTTCTCCTTATACGAAGTGTATTCTTGGTACAACTGGCTTTTGTTTAGGAGCAGTTGCCCTATCATAGCCAAATATTGCTGCTACAGCAGCGTCAATCTTACGCTTATTTGTAGCCTTTGCTACCATTAAACCTCTTGAAGAAGTCTTGGTAACAGTGTTTGCTATATGTCTGGCTAATCTTGGATCACCGTCGTGAGTAAATGAGCCATTCATAATTGCTTCATAAAATTTTTGTGTTGCTGGAACCATGCGTTCTGCAGAGTTTGGATAAGATATTACAGGCATACCTTGCTCTTCAAGTATCATAAATGTTCTTGCCCAACGAGCAGGATCAAATACAACCTCAATGGTCTTAGTATCTGTACTTCTATATTCGTCAATAAGTGTTTTCTCTACTTCTGCAATTGGAACAGTCCACATAGGATCTGGGTCTACTTCTGGTATTTCCCAAAGTCCTACTATCTTTAGGTGAGGCTTTTCTCCACCTAAGTACCATCCAATTATAGCAGTAGCATCGTTAGAAAAAGACCCATCAAATGCCAGAACAACATCTTCACCTTTAATCGCCCCACGATTCTTAAGTTCTAATGCGTCCCAGGCATCTGAGGGAATCCATGCTTGGCCTGTGCTTACCCACATATTGAGTCTTTTAGTTTTAAACTCATTTTCAGGAGTAAGTAATACAGCAGATTCCATATCTTCAGGAGATAATATGTCTCCAAAAGAAGGATTTGCTAAGTGCCAATTCTCAGGATCCTTATAATTTAATTTATCATTACCTTGCCACCAGGCAAAAAAGAAGGAAGGATCTTCAACTTCTCCCTTGGCAATTTGTATTCCACGATTGTACATATCGTAGCAGACAGAATCTTTACCATTTGAATCATATTTTGAACCAGCCGTAGTAATTGCTACAAGCATAGGTTCTTCACGAGCACCCATAGATAGAGACAAAACATCATAGAGTTCTCTATTTGGTTGTGCATGTAATTCGTCTATTACAATAAATGTAGAGTTTAAGCCTTCTTTGGTATATGCTTCAGAAGATAAAGCCCTATAAACAGATCCTGTTAATGGATTATAAATTGTATTCTGATAGACTTCTAAAATATCTTTTAATTCTGGTTCTAACTCAATCATCTTCTTTACTGTCTTAAAGATAATACGAGCCTGTTCTTTATCTGCCGCCGCAGAATAGATCTGACCACCATTAACACCTAAAACTAATTGCTCTAAAACAAGGGAAGCAATAAGGGCTGACTTTCCATTCTTACGAGCAATGCCAATTAAGGCTCTGCGGTGTTTGAGTAATCCGTCTTCTCTCTCAGCATACAAATGTAGTAAGAGATCTTTCTGCCAAGGTCTGAGAATAAACTTATCACCAGTCTTACCAGCAATAGAGTCCTCAGTTAAATGGCATAGAGTCTCAATAAAATCTATAACCTCATAGCCACGAGTTCTGGCTAATTCAGTTTCTGAGACAGGAGATAAATATGTAGGTGGCCACGCCATGTTAACCTCTAAGTGCTAACGACAGCCTGCTCTTTTCAAAGTCAATCTCTATAATTTCAACTTCTACTTCATGACCAACAGTAAATTGATCAGGTGTAAATTCAGCCATCTTAGATTTATGTACTAAACCTGCAAGTAGACCTATCTCAATAAAAACACCATATTCAGTAATACCTGAAATTATGCCCTTATGGATTTGACCTACTGCCAATTTGGCAAATTCTATTTGCTTGTCTTCCTTTTGCATTTGTTCA